ACGCCGCGAATTCCATTATTAACCCGAACTTGCGCGACCGCGCGTTCGAATCTATCGGCAACACGGTTCAAATTCCCGTCATTAACTACGACGGCGACGTTACCGTGTCCAACGTCCGTTCCTGTGTCATTGGCGACGACGAAAATACGTCCGCCCTTTATACCGTGAATTGGGTAACGTTGGCCGTTGGTTTCACAATGGTCCCGCAACTGTACCGCAACAACGAAATTTCCTACGAACACGATTTCGCCCGCAAAATGGAAAAAGTTTGCCGCGCCCTTGCAACCGCAATGGACGTTTTGGCAATCGCCGCTTTGGAAGCGAACAAAACCCAAGTGTTCAAGGATCAGTTGTATTACACCGTAACGTCGAATTCCGTGCAAATTCCGTGGATCGCGCGAATGGAATTCCTTTCCGATCTTAACGCGATGATGCGGGCGAATGCCTACCCCGAAATGTTGCACGTTATCGGCGGCGCGGGCTTCGATTCGTTGGTCCGCAAGTTGGCCGAACACGATATCTATAACGACGTCAACAAGCGTTTGGAATACGATAACAAAGTGTTCCACTATACCAACAACATTACCAACGAACAGGGCGTGTTCGCCACGGGTTACGTTGTCGCCGACGGTAACGTGGGCGTTCTTACCCGCGTTGACCGCGAAGCCCTTGCCCGTACCCGTGCGAATTTCCACGAATGGGACGTCGTGCGGCTTCCGTTCATTGACTTGCCCGTGGGTTCCCACTACTATACCGCCGTTGGCGACCAATCCGGCATCGCCGGGGCCGCTTCCGCCGATATGGTTTGCAACGTCAAGGAATATTTCGGTTTTTCCGTTGACGTGGCGTTCCTCGTTGCCTACAATTCCGCGCCCGCAACCGTCGCCAACCCGATCATTAAGGTTGAATTGGCCGCGCCCGGAACCGCGAACCCGTTCGCCGCGCCCGTGGAAATCGTGAATACGGAAGATAACCCCGTCCCGACACAGGCAATTACCACCTAATCGGGACTGACTGAAACCAAACCACGCGGGGACGGGAACAAAAACCCCGTCCCCGTTTTTCATTTGCAAAGAAATCGAACTTTTATGATACGGTTACAAGATATTCAAACGGCGTTATTGCCTGTCGTCGGTTGGCAACAGGATTACAACCCACAAAATCAAATTGACGACGCGTTGACGCAATCCGAAAGCGGGTTAACGTTTCAAGGGGCGCACCCGCTTTGCACGTTGGCGAACGTCCGCGCAATTATGCCGGACGATTACTTGTATAAATACCCCGATTGGAACAACACGGCCACGTACACGGTCGGCGCAAAGGTAAAGCACGGCGGGAAAGTATGGGTTGCCGTCAATGCGAATACAGGATCGGAACCCGCCGCCAACAATTCCGATTGGGCGTCGTATAATATGCTTTCGGACTTTGTGCGAAACTTGACAGTAAACGGGATTAATACGGCCGTTCAAACGTTCATACAGGAAAAGCAACTGCAACAGGAAACGCGGAATTTGTTGGAACGTCGCACGTTCTTTGACGGGGCCGCACGAATGGCCGCGACCATTGATCCAACGGGGAAGATCGTCGGTTTCGAAATTGTCCCCGTCCGCGCAATGGGCGTAACAACGAAAATCGAACGGATCGGTTTGCAAATGATCGGGGCCACGGGAACGGTAAAACTCTACCTGTTCCATTCTTCGCAAGTTGCGCCGATGCGTGAAATTGAACTGACGTTTACCAATACCCACGGCGGGTTCCAATGGTTTACGCCGTCCGAACCGATTTATTTACCGTATATCCCCGGCGTTGACGGCGACGGAAACGACGCGGGCGGCGCGTGGTTCCTTTGCTACAACCAAAACGAATTGCCCGTGGGAATGCGGGCGTTGAACGTTTCAAAGGATTGGTCCGTCGAACCGTGCCAAACCTGTTTGGGCGGTTCGATTGATTCGTGGCGGCAAATGACAAAGTATTTGCAAGTGTCGCCGTTCGGCATACACGCCCCCGCCGATTTCGCTGAATACCCCGAAATGTTCGATATCGCCCAAATCGGGTACACGAATACGATGAATTACGGGCTTAATTTGGAAATTTCCGTCGGTTGCGATCTTACCGACTTTATTATTTCGCAACGACAAATCTTTGCGACCGTCATTCAAAAACAGGTTGCGGCCAACGTTTTGCGGACTATTGCGATGAATCCCGACGTTCGGGTAAATCGTAATCAAGTGAACGTTACCCGCGACGAACTGTTATACGAATTGGACGGGAACCCGACGGGCCGCGCAACGGGTTTGGGGTACGAACTGAAACAGGCGTATAAGGCGTTGTCCATTGATACGCGGGGGTTGGATCGTATTTGTTTGCAATGCAACAACCACGGCGTAAAATACCGTACCGTTTAGTTCGAACTAAACCTGTAAGTTAATTTTGCAAGAAATGGCGTATAACGGGCGTTTTGCCGAAAGATAATAAACTTATCGTCTTTTTGACGAAACGCCCGCAAATCGCCAAATAAAGGCCAATACGACGAAATGGGAATATTAAACGACTTGCGGACCCGTGTTCAATCAGTTAACGACGGTTTGACGACCGGCGAATTAATCCGCAACGTCGTTGTTCAGCATTCCGAAGATATAATCGAACAACAACGGATACAATTATTTGAGGGCAAGAATTCCAAAGGCGAAGATATGCGCCCGTTTTATTCGGAAGATTTGAAACCAAAGGGTTATTTCCATTCCGTCCAATCGGCGGGCCGTTACGCCGCGTGGAAACAAGACGGGATCAATTATCCGTACAGGCCCAACAGGAACCCCGACGCCCCCAACCTGTATATTAACGGGCGTTTCCACGACGAATTGGGCGTACAGTTTGCGGCCGATACCGTGGGAATCGTACCGACGACGCCGTACGCGGCGGGAATCGTTGCCAAATACGGAATAACCGCTTTCGGGCTTATGGTGCAAAAATGGGCCTATATCTTTACCGATTGCGGCGCATATCAAGAGTTGATGAACGAATTAAAATCGAAACTGTATGTATAGCGAAACAAACGCCCCGATTATCAATAACGCCGTAATGTTGGATCGGGTTATCGGCGAAATACAAACGGCATTGGCGAACGGGTTGCCGTGGTTAGACGCCGCGTTCGGGCGGTCCCAACGCCTTACAAAAATGGTCAACGGAAAAAAGATCATTACGCCCAACGTATATTGCGGTAATTGGAACGGCCACGGGCCGAACGACTATATAGAGGTTTCCCCCGATTCAAAGATCGGGAACTTTGCTTTTTTCGAAATAGATGACCCGCAAACGATAGACGCGGGACCGTGGGCGCGACAAATTAAGGCCCCGTTCGGTTTAATTGTTTGGTTTGACTTGACGCGCGTTTACAATGCGCCCGACAACCGCAATACCGAATTGATCAAGGCGGAAATATTGCGCATATTAAGCGGGCGTTCGGGTTGGTATCTATCGCAAGGACGAATTACGATCAACAGGATTTACGAACGCGCCGAAAACATTTACAGGGGTTATTCCCTGTCGGAAATTGACAACCAATTTTTAATGCACCCGTTCGCGGGATTCCGTTTCGACGGAGTTTTGGAATTCGATGAATTATGTATAGCGGAATAGTTGCTTTTGTGTGTTACGTCGCGGTCGTCGCATTGTCGGCCGCGTTCCTGTTGGGCCTTGCGTCAAAATGGGGTTGGATAGAATGGTTACAAGTACACGCCCCGAACGAATTCTTTCATAAATTGTTTTCGTGCAAGTTTTGTTGTTCGTGGTGGGTTTCCGTCATAATTTCACTAACTTTGTGCGTAACGACGGGCAATTGGTGGTTGTTGCTGATCCCTGTTTGTTCCACAGTAATAGCGCGTGAATTATGGTAACGACGAAAATAGGAAAACACACGGTCGAAATGTACGACACAATAGACGAATTACCGATCGTACGTTTCCACAAATACCAAAAATTGTTGCTGATTGATTCGGGCGTCGGTTCGGATATAGCGGCGTTCGATCAGCGCACGGAAAAGATGCGCCGTTACCTTATGGACGGAAAGACGGAAAAGGCGCAACAGGAATTGGAAAATTTGCGCCAATCCGTGTTTATGATCCAAAACGAAATCAGTCCAAAAAACAGGGCGTTCGCCGTGCTTGTTGCAAAGATTGACGGTCGGGAATGCAACGATTTGACGGACGACGCGTTGTTGCGCATAACGGCCGAACTGAACGACGTTCCCGAAAAAGAGTTAACCGCCCAATTGGAAGCGGTCAAAAAAAAAATTGACGAAGAATTAAGAACGTACTTTCCCGCCCTGTTCGCCGATTCGACGGTAAAAGAATATTACGACCTGTTGAAGAAACGCACTTTGGCGGTTTTACAAAATATCATTGACGGCGTGGACCAACCCGACGCGACGCCCGAAATTGAAAAGTTAACGACCGCGTTGTTAACGTATTCGAACCCGAAATGTTTTAGCGGTCCCGAATCGGCCGAAATACAGTTTGACCGCCAATTTGAAAACCTTTGTTTGGTTTTGTCGGAACAATTGCACGTCAAACCAAAGGAATATACGGTTTTAGAATTCTACAACGCGTTCGATTTCGTACAGGAAAGGGCGAAGCAAGCGGAAAAGGCCCATAAACGGGCAAATAAGACACGATAACGGAAAAGATAAGTAATTTATCGTCCCGAAAGAGAAACGCCGAAATTCGGGACTTTTAACAAAAATAAGTGTTATGGACAACCCGAACCCGATTTATTACCGCGATTTGATTACGCCCGACAATTCGATTACGGAATTAATCGCCCAATTGGACGCGCTGATCGCCAAATACAACACGGTAAAAACCAACATTCAAGGCGCGGCCCAACAAGCGGCGCAAAGTATGTCGAATTTGTCCGGCGCGACGGAAGAACAACGAAAGCAAATCGAATTGCTTACGACGGAATCGGACAAACTGACCGCCGCGTACAAGAAAAGCAACGACGCCGAAAGTGAAACTTACAGGCGTCGCCAACAGGTTATTTCGGCGGTCAAGGAACAACAACGGATTGACAAACTAATCGTCGAAATAAACAATTCGAAAGAGGGTTCATATAAAAGACTTTCGGCCCAATATCGGTTAAATAAGATCCGTCTAAACGAAATGACGGCGGAAGAACGGCGCACGGCGGGCGTCGGCAAGGAATTGGAAACCGAAACGCGGTTAATCTACGAAGAAATGTCCCGTTTGCAACAGGCAACGGGAAAATATACATTAGAGGTCGGCCATTATCAAAACGCATTAAAGGGATTGCCGGGGCCGATCGGTCAAGTTGTAACGGGTTTCGTCAATATGCGCACGGGCTTACACAATATCGGCGCGTCGTCGTTGCCGATCGCTACAAAGGCCGTGCAAGGATTTGCGACCGCGTTAAACGGTACGGTCGCAATATTAATGGTTTTCGTCCGTTACTTGACGGGTTCGGCAAAGACAATGCGCGAATTCGAACAGGCCAACGCGAATTTGTCAACAATATTGGGCGTTACGCGGGACGAAATGAAAGCGTTAACGGATTCCGCGCTAATGTTGGGCCGTTCGACTGAATACACGGCTTCGCAAGTTGTCCAATTGCAAACGGAATTGGCAAAGTTGGGATTCGGTCAAGGGTCTATTATTTCGATGCAAAAATCCGTGTTGCAGTTTGCAACGGCCGTGGGCGCGAATCTTGCGGACGCGGCGTCCGTGGCGGGTTCCACGTTGCGGGCGTTCAACCTTTCGGGGCGCGATACGGACGACGTGTTGGCGACGCTTGCGGTTGCTACGAACAAATCCGCTTTGTCGTTCGACAGGATTCAAAATTCGATCGGAACGGTTTTCCCCGTCGCAAATGCGTTCGGGCTTACTGTCAAAGATACGACCGCCCTTTTGGGATCGCTTGCCAATGCGGGCTTTGATGCGTCAAGCGCGGCCACGGCAACGCGTAACATTATCTTGAAATTGGCCGACGCCAACGGAAAGTTAGCAAAGGCAATGGGCGGACCCGCCAAAACGTTTGACGAAATTATAGACGGGTTAATTAAGTTGCGCAAATCGGGAACGGATCTAAACGAGGCGTTGGAACTTACCGACCGCCGTTCCGTTGCGGCGTTTACGGCGTTCATTTCGGGGGCCGATTCCGCCCGCGAATTACGGAAATCGTTAGAGGACGTTAGCGGGGAATTGGAACGGATCGAAAAGGAACGCTTGAATACGGTAGAGGGTTCGACGTTGTTGCTTAAATCAGCGTGGGAGGGCCTAACGTTGGCGTTCAGCGAATCCAACGGCGTTGTTAAGGATCTAATAGATTCTTTAACCGACTTGATTACCAAAACGCGCGAACTGTTGTTCCCGCGCGAAACGTACGTCGGTAGCACAACGGAAAAATATGTGGAAGCGTTCGGCAAACGGTACGAACAGTACGGCGCGGAAGATGCAAAGCGTTATATGGACAGTTTTATAACGACGCAAGAGAATCTTCTAAAACAAAGGACCCGTCAAGCGCAAGACGACGGGTTAATCAATCAATGGTTGGGTTTGGGGTCGCGTCAAAAAATGATGCAACTTTCCGAAGATACGGTTAAAGGTTTGCGACAGGCGCGGGCCATTGTCGTTTCCCAAATAACAAGCGACGAAGCGGACGCCGCACGGCAAGCGCAACAGGCGGAAGCGGACGCCGACAGGAAGAAAAAAGAAATGGACGCGACCGCGAAAAAGGTGGCGGAAGCGGCGAAGAAACAACGCATTGCCGACCGTCGGGCCGTTATCGAATCAATCGAATTGGAAATTTCGATTACGGAAGCGGGAACGGATAAAATGTTGCAGTTGCGACAGGACAAAATCGAAGCCCAACGCCAATTGGAATTGGAACAAAACAGGCAAAAGACGATTACCGAAAGACAGGACGAAGCCGCGATCAACGCAAAATATGATAAGCAAAAGATCGAAGCGCAAAAAGCGTTTAACAACGAGGTTTCCAAAATTAAGGTTCAGCAATTACAGGCCGAACAACAGGCGATCCAACTGCAAATCGCCATTACACAGGACGGCACGGAAGAAATGCTTGCGTTACGTTTGGCGAACATTGACAAACAACAGGCAATCGAAATCGAACAAAACCGCCAAAAGGACGAAAAAGTACGACAGGACGAAAAAGCGATCAACGCCAAATACGATGCAATGCGTTTGCGCGAAGCGACTAACTTTAACCAAAAGTTAGCCGAACGCGATTTAAAGGCCGCGCAAGATTTGGCGCAAGCGGAATTCGATTTGTTGGACCGCAACGAACGCCAAAAAACCCTGTTCAAGTTGCAACAGGAAAAGGCCCGTTTAGAAGCGATCCTTAAACTTAACGAAACCGCCACGGAAAAAATGACGGCGGACGAAATCAAGGCCGTTAAAGCGACAATTGAGGGGATCGAAAAGGAAACAAAGAAATTGGGTTATAACAACCTTTACGAATTGTTGGGTATCGGGTTGGATTCCGAACAACAAGACGCACTTAATACGGCGATTGATTCTATTTCCGATTCGCTTAATTCGTTGGTTGATTCGTGGAACGCGGCGGCGGAAGCGGCCGTCAACGCGGCCAATTCGCAAGTTGAATCCGCGCAAAGGGCATTGGACGCCGAAATCGAAGCCCGCAACGCGGGATATGCCAACGCGGTTGAAACCGCACAAAAGGAATTGGCGTTGGCCCGAAAGAATCAGCAACAGGCCGAACGGGAACGCCAAAAGGCGCAACGCGCACAATTGGCGGCGGATTCCGTCGCGCAAGCGTCGTCGTTAACCACGGCGTCGGCGAATATTTGGAAATCGTTGTCGGGAATCCCTGTTGTCGGTCCCGCCCTTGCGGTTGCGGCGTTGGCGACAATGTGGGCGTCTTTTGCCGTTTCGAAGATCCGCGCCGTACAGGTTTCCCAACAAACGGAACAGTACGAACACGGTACGGTCGAACTGTTGCAAGGCGGTTCCCACGCGTCGGGCCACGACGTAGATTTGGGAACGAAGCCGGACGGAACACGCCGTCGCGCGGAGGGGGGCGAATTCTTTGCCGTTATCAACAAGAAGAATTCCCGCCGTTACCGTTCCATAATCCCCGACGTTATCAATTCGCTAAATGACGGTACGTTCGCGGACCGCTACCAACGTGCAAACGAACGAATGGACCGTTACGCCGTCGGAATGATCGGGGCCGAAAAAACGGATCTTTCGGGGCTTGAACGGGACGTGGCAAAGATCCGCGAACAGGGCGACGAAACCCGTTTCGTTGATGCGCAAGGAAATACCGTTATCCGTTACAAGAATCTAACCCGTAAAATCAAATCGTAATGAACCCGATATATAAATTTGAATTGACGGCGGGGGAAACAACGCAACAGGCGTACCCGATATATGGCGACGATCTTTCGAAAAGTTACGAAAAGGAATCGGGACAGGAATTTTTCCGCGCCAAACTGTCGGGAAAACTGACGTTCGAAAGCGACGATTACGCGTTCATTGTTCAGCAAGCGTTCGACACGCAATTCGTGTTGGAAATCTTTATTTCGTACAACGCGGGCCAATCGTGGGCGTCGTATTGGCGTGGAACATTTTGGAAAACCGATTGCGAATTCGACGGCGACGCGGAAACGGTCGTCGTCCAACCGACCGTATGGGATCAATACAACGATATTATAGCGGGGTTGGATAAGGAATACAATTTGATCGAATTAGCCCCCGAAATTACGCAAGTAAAGGCCGACAAGCGGCCCGCGATACAAATATATGTCCCGAATCAATCCGTAATTGGTTGTTTCCTGTCGGGTATGTGGTGGGAACAGGAATGCGAACCCGTTAGCGGCGAAGAATTGGTAGAGGTTCCCGGCGGCGGAACGGGTCGAAAGTTGGAATATTATTACCACTTTGCAATCAATAAGGGTTTTACCAATATTCGGATTTCGGGTTCAATGTCGCCACAGTTGCCCGAAATGGTTTCGGGGGTAGCCATTGAACGATCGGGAAAATATTTCGACTTTTACGTAAATGGAATACACTATTACCGTACTACGTTTACGAATTTCGATATAATCGGGATTTATGATCCGAACACGGGCGCGGCGTGGCGAAATGAAAGAATTTCCCGCGATTTAGTGGGTAGTTATTCGGTTGGCGTTTATCCTGTAAGCGGAACGCCCGCAACGGGAAATATTACGTTGGATATTGAAACGATAGACGTTTATGCCCGCTATTTGTGCGACGTTGATACAATCGGGGAAGATTCGACGTTCCCTATTCCCGACGACGATTTCGTGGACGATAACAGGAATTACCGACGCGTTATTGGGTATCAAGTTCCCGATACGATCTTCTTTTCGAATCGCCACGTTGAAACGCCGACACAATGGGGATTGTACCAACCGAACGAATATTACCAACAACCGTACGTAATTACGGATCAAGAATTTTTCCCCGTTGCCCGCAACGGTTGGGGGTTCGTTTCCGTTTGGTTTTCGCCGTTTGCGTTCGATTGGATTATGGAAGAATCGGCACGACAACCGTTTACGATTCGATACGCTTATCCGCTTTGGTCGGTTTTGCGGGTATTATTGGAAAAGGTCGCGCCAAATATTACATTCCGTGCAAATTACAATTTTTCGCAATTCTTTTACCCGTACGATACGAACCCAATTTCGGGGTTGAATTTTCGTTTGTTCATAACCCCGAAATCGAACATTGTTACGGCCGGATATGATCAGCCCGCCCAAAAAGCCCCGATTACGTTACGCGACGTTTTCGATATGTTGCGGGACTGTTTCCGTTGCTATTGGTTTGTTGACGAACAAAACAACTTACATATTGAACACGTCGTGTATTTTAGGAACGGCGGATCTTACACGAATACGCCAACGGTCGGTATTGATTTGACGCAACAAACAGTTTCCCGAAATGGCAAACCGTGGGCGTTCGCAAAGAATCAGTTTAAGTTTGACAAACCCGAAATGGCCGCACGTTATCAATTCGGTTGGGCTGACGACGTAACCCAATTGTTTGAGGGCTTCCCGATTGATATTTTGTCAAAGTATGTGAACCCCGACAATATCGAACAAATAAACATAACGAAATTTTCTTCCGATATAGATTATATCCTGTTGAATCCGTCGGCCATATCAAAGGACGGGTTCGTATTGTTGGGCGCAATTATGGAAAACGGCGGATATGCCTTGCCGTATGTTAATTATATCATCGGGACGAATTATCATTGGTTGCAAAATGCGTATGTCGCTTTTTGCCTTTTGCAATTGTATTATTCGTTCGATATGCCCGCGCCGAATTATGAAATTAACGGGGTTCGAATGACGGCGTTTGGCGTGAAAAAGTTAAAGAATCAAACCTTAAATTTCCCTGTTTATACCGATCCCGATTTGGTCGAATTAGTCAAAACGAATTTGGGTAATGGAATGATTCAAAAATTATCCATAAATTTGTCAAGTAGGAACGCAAACGCAACGTTGAAATATGATACCGAATAATAACCTTTCAGTATTACCGTTTTATGATTCGACGGAAGATCAAAACGCCCGCAAATGGTGGGCGTATGGTCGCGTTTATCCGTTGTTTACCCCGGCGGGATTCCTGTTACCGTTCCAAATCATTACGGAACACACTAATTTAACGACAAGCAACATTACAGGCGCAACAATATACGATGCGAACACACACGCACAAATAGCGGGCATTACAAGCGAAATCCGTTCGGGAATAACAAAAAAAGAATTTGCGTCGTTGGGTTACGACGTTTGGGTATTCCCCGGACAATTGTCCGTACTGAACAGTATAGCGAACGGACGGTATTATTTGCTATTAACGTGGGGTAATTGGCAAATTGTAAAAGTTTCCGAAATCTTTACTGTTGTTAACGATATTCAGCCATATTTAAAAATTACGTGGTGGGACGAACAGGATTTCGTAATGGACGCGGGAACGATCGTTTACAAAAACCCGTCCTTTAAAAACGTACTATATTTGCAAGCGGATCTTGCCAAACCCGAATATCCGTTTGAGGAAGAGGGCGAAACACGGGACGGTTACTTTTTCCCGACAAAACAAATTTCCGAAAAGCGGTACAAATTCAGTTTCTTTGCGTCCGAATACCTGTTGGACGTAATGCGTTTTATACGTATGGCCGACCACGCCGAAATCGAATACCACGGCCAAAAATACAGTTTGGACACGTTCTTAATAACGCCCGAATGGGAATCCAACGGCGACGTTGCGGCGGTACAGGCGGAATTCGACACGGCGACGGTTGCAAAGAAAATTGGGTTGGGATATATCCGTATGCAACGCGGCGATTATAACGACGATTTCAACAACGATTTTAACAATCAACAATAATACGCGTTATGTCTAATTATAACAACTTAAAAAGCGCGGTACAGGCCGTTATTAAGACAAACGGAAATAATGAAATAACGGGCCAATTGTTACAGGATCAACTGTTGGCGATGATTTCAACGCTTGGATTTGGGTATCAGTTTATGGGTATCGCAAATCCGAATTCATATCCGGGAACCCCCGACGCGAAGATCTTTTATATTGCGTACGAAGCCGGAACGTACGTCTATATGGGCGGAATTGTCGTTACGGGTTTATGCGTGTTAAGATATGATACAAATTGGGTAAAAGAAGATATTCAAGTAACAGGTGGCGGAACAACATTTACCCCAAACGCGGAAGATTTGGAACTCGTTAATTCAGTATTGCAATTTGCGAACAGGGTAAACCCAAATAATACGACGGGATTAGGGTATAAAATTTTACGCGCTAATTCGTCCTTTGCTTCGCAAGTAACGGCCCAAAATACAATATATGAAATTAGGGACGCTTTCGATTTGTCGGGGGAAACTGTAAATATCCCGTCGGGTTGTATCTTGCGTTTTAACGGCGGTTCGCTTTCAAACGGAAATGTTGTTTATAATAATACGGAAATACAGGGTACGCCGATTTTAAATTGTGTTTGTACGGGATTATTGAAAAATACCATTGTATCCCCCCAAATGTACGGCGCGAAAGGCGACGCCGTAAACGACGATACAACGGCGTTTGTGAATTTAGCGAATTGGGCGAATAGCATACAGGGTAAAAAAATATATATTCCGTCGGGGCATTATATAATTAAAAGCGATATAATTTTTACAAAAGATATTGTTCTTTTTGGGGACGGCGAAACGTCTATACTTGATTTTAGTGCTTCAACGACAAATTGCGGATTACAATTCAACGGATCGTATGAAACGTTGAATGTAACATTGACCGCTGACGTTGCCAAAGGCGCGAACGTAATTCCTGTTTCGGACGGTTCGGTATTTTCCGAAAATGATTTGTGCATTATTCTTAATGATGATGATTATAGTTTTTCAACACGTCGGGCGGAATATAAACAAGGACAATTCTTTGTTGTTCGTTCGGTATCCGGGAATAATATAACATTGAAAAATGCGTTGTTTGCCGCTTTTGCAACAACGTCCACAATTAAATTTTATAAAATTAATGCGATTTCGGTTTCAGTTTCGCGCTTAAAAGTTATAGAAAAGGACACGGGATCGGTTGTCGGCGCAACCGCAATAAAAACGGATTTTGTGCGTAATTCGAAATTTTCGGATATTTTTATTAATGGTACGAATAATTCGCATTTAACAATTGGACACGGGTTCGATATAACCATAAAAAATATTTATGTGGATTATTTTTCCACGTTAGTTGGATATAATTATGGTGTAATGATTTCCAATAGCGAAAACGTAATTATTTCGGATTCATTCTTACGCGTAACACGCGACGCAATATCCACGGGCGGAACGGCAACTTTACCAATTGTTGACCGCAATATCCGTGTTGATTCTTGCTTTTTGGGCGGCGATTCGACAAACGACGTTTCTATCGTTGGGAACCACGAAAATATTGAATATTTTACGGTTACAAACTGTAATGTTGACGGAAAGATAAGAGTTTCGGGAAACCACGTTTTAGTTGCCAATAATGTTATTAAAAGCGAAACAAAAGAAATGTGCGTTGACGTTTATACGATCGGCGACGACGTGCAAATCAAAAACAATGATATTTATTTAACAAAATCAAGTGGCGCATTTACTGATATAATCGGCATATACTTGCGAACGGGATATTTAGAAGATGATAAAATCGGGTACGGCATTGTTATTGACGGTAACAAAATAACAATGTTGGAAAAATCGCCCGCAAGTACATATAATTATATTGGTGTAAATATCGGTGCGTCGCAATCGAAAACGTTTAAAATTGTAAGAATATGTAATAATTTCTTCGAATCTTTTTTAGATCCGTCTATTTCTTCGAAGCGTTTCCGTTCCATATTCTTATATAATTACGTGGATTGTTTGGAAATTGCCGACAATTCTTTTTTCAATAGACAAACGCCGATTTATATAGAAAATCGTTATACGGGCGATCATATATTAATCAGCCGTTGCAATTTTTTGGGTTTAGCGTCGGAAGCGTGTATTTATATCGTTGGAACGGAAGCCATTGCAAAAATTATTATAGAAGAATGTTTCGTGAAACAGGTTAACGAAGATTCGCGGGCAATTCTTTTTAGTGGAAAGGTTACAAATGCGATTGTTGCGCATTGTATTATTTATGGCGAATCTAACAATTGCACTGGCATTATTGCGACGGGTGTAACAACTGTTTGTAATTTTGACATATACGGAAATAAGGTCGTTAATTGCAACGTATGTATGCGTATATCGGGCGCGGCAAATATGTTACACACGGGAAATATTTTTGGAAACATTTTAGGAAAAGAAAAAGATTTTGCATTTGCTAATTACGCCAATTATCCCATTTGGATTACATACACGACAGGGGTACGAATTCGCAATAATATATATTTAGGGACACGCGATATTAATCAATCGAATAACACAAATTTATTAAAGGAACACGGAACAACGGACGGACGACCCACACCACGTTCGATTGATTCGGGATATATTTATTATGATACCGATTTGAACAAATCAATTGTTTGGACGGGGACGGCGTGGAAAAATGTTGATGGTAGCGCATTATGATACGTAATTTTACAATTTATCCCGACAAACTGTTGGTCGGTTTTTTTGCGGGTTTTTTTGGCCTATTGGTCAATGATCTATTGCCGTTGTTCATTGCGGTTACTGTATTCGAATTCGTAGATTTCATTACGGGCGTACTGAAATCGGCGGTTGTTGCAAAGCGGACAAAACAAAAGTTTGCGTTCGAATCCGTCAAAGCGTGGCGAACGATCTACAAATACGTTTTCATCTTGATTGGCATTGTATTGGCCGATATGTTGTCGCAAGTGCTTGCCGAAAATATGGAATCGCGGTTACGGTTCGCCAATTACTTTACGGCGTTTTGTTGTGGCGTGGAATTTTGGTCGTTTCTTGAAAACGCGGCCGTTATTTCCGACCACCCCTTATTCCGTTGGTTGCGCAAGTTTATGAAATTCAAAGTTGAAGATCAGTTAGGAATGACGTTCGACGACGCACAAAAAGAATAAAACACAATTGATATGAAACAAAATACCGCACATTCTTTTGAGGGTTCGGGCTTAAAGTTCCTGTTGGAAATTACGTCCCCCGGTTTTTCAATGGAACAGGACGATTTTTTGGTTATTCTCAAACAGGGACCAACCGAAAAGCAAATCCCTAAAAGCGCGTTCATCGAACACGTCGTAACCGAAAACGGACAGGAAAAGCACGAATTTTATTTTTGCTTTGATTCGGGGCTTTTCAAGGCGGGGATAGTTAACTGCATTGTAAAGGCGTTCGTTCCCGATACGGACTTTCAAGGCGGTATCCGTCTTGAAATAGACAAATTCGATATTGTAATCATAAACCCCGTTTAATATGGGTTGTTTCGTCGTAAAATTCGAACGTATCGGCGGGATTGCCTGTAATTCCGAACGCGTGGGCGGGATCAGCGTAAAGGCCGAATCCCGAAACGCCATTACCGCCCGTGCCGAACGGATCGGCGGGATTGATGCGACGGCAAAGCGAATCGGCGGAATCCGTTGCCGTGTGTTTCAGTCTTGCGCTTCGAATATACGTCCGCCGTATCTTGAAATCAGTCCGACGGTTGTTTGGATTTTGGCGGGGCAAACGCAAAATGAAGTATTTAGTAACACTTATTGGCAAATCAATTAAAATTTTCAAATTATGGCTTACGCAAGTTGGGTTTCCCCGAACAAACAAAGCGGAAACGGTAACGATACCGTTCAATGGACAGGTACACAACACACGGGGCGTTCGGCCCGTCAAACAACGGCGGCATTTTCGGCGTCGGGCGTCGAATCTAAAATCCTTACGATTATACAGGCGGGAAAAACTGAATTCGTTACGATTGACGATACCGCGTCCGTATCGAAAACAGGCGGAACGCTGACGATCCACGGCCGATCGAATTCTTCCAAACTGACGTTTGCGCTTACGGGTACAAACGAAATCGGTTTGGTATTACCCGCGTCCTATTTGGCCAATTCGGTTTCCACGCAAAACGGCGTGGCCATTGCGGGCGATCCGGGCGCGATACAGGAATACGAATTCGAAATTACCTTTATCAACATTCCCGCCAATACGTCGGTTGCGTCGTTGGTTTCCCAACTGACAGTAACGACCAACAATAACGTTTCGGCCGTTTGCGAAATTACACAGGCGGAAGCCGACGCGTACTTGACGATTTCCCCGACAACGATTAATATGGACGCGAACGGAACGGCCGTTAACGTTTCCGTTTCTTCCAACACATATTGGACGATTTCGTAATGCCGACGCAACAAATAGAATGGGCCGACGGTTCGGGGGACAAAATTTATATAACGTCCCCCGACTTTTCGGGTAATCAGCAAATTGCGGTTTCTTCCGACCCGAATACGGGTGCGGCCCGTTCAAAGGTCGTTACTTTAACGGCGGGGAACGTGTCGCGGACGTTGACCATAAACCAAAATGCAGGAGGCGAACAACACACAATTACATTGAATCCATCATCTTATGACAATGTTGATCATCAATATGCTTCGGTAAGTTATCCAACACGCGCATATACCGATGAAAATTCAACAACTTATTGTCAAATAGGACTGACTACGGGAAGCGGTGCGGAAACTTGGATGTATTTTGGTTTTGACACGTCATCAATTCCCGCCGGGGCAAGAATAGACGAAGTTAGTTGTACTGCGAAAACCGCGTCATCATCAACTAATAAAAATTATCTTGCTACCCGACAGTGGCAATTGTTCGCCGGAACTACCGCAAAAGGAAGTTCCGCAAATTTGGGAAATAGCGGTTCGACAACTAACTCTGTTTCGGGTGCATCGTGGATTAGATCCGAATTAGACAACATAAGGATTCGGATATATGTAAAAAGAGGAACACAAAATACAACCTCAAACTATTGGGCAAGATTTTTTGGTGCAACGCTGACTATCAAATACACTATATAAACGAACTAAACCCAATAACCAATTGATATGGAACTGTATGAAAAAAGAAAATATTGATGCAATCGTAATTCATTGCACGGCGTCCCGCGCCGGACAGGATCTTCGCGCTTCCGATATTGACAAGATGCACAAAGAACGGGGGTTCGCGGGGATTGGGTATCATTACGTAATAGATTTGGACGGGACCGTGGAAACAGGGCGACCGCTTCCGAAAGACGGGGCGCATTGCAATACGGCGGGCCTGTCGGGGAAATCGTACAACAAACATTCAATCGGTATCGTTTACGTTGGCGGGTTGGATCGGGACGGGAACCCCGCCGATACGCGTACGCCCGCGCAAAAGGTCGCGTTAGACGATTTAGTACATAAATTGATCCACGAATACCCGATTAAAGAGGTTATCGGCCACAGGGACGCAAGCCCCGACAAGAACGGAAACGGTACGATCGAAAAAAACGAATGGATTAAACTTTGTCCGTGTTTCGATGCAAAGGCCGAATTCCCGATTTCCATTTGCACGGCGGAACGATGAAAACCGTTTTGGAAATATTGCTTTGGATATGGCAAGCCCCGCAAAATATTGTCGGGTTTGTTTTCCGTTTGATATACGGTTGGCCGAACGCCCGTTTTCGTGGCGTCCCCGTTGTCGTTTCCGATCGGTTCGCGGGTGGTATTTCTTTGGGCCGTACGATTATTGTAAAACTTTATTCGGACTTTCCCGACACTTGGAAACACGAATACGGCCATACCCGCCAATCGCTTTATTTGGGGCCTTTATACCTGTTTATCGTTGGCATTCCGTCGCTATTGTGGGCGTGGTATTGGAACCCGTCGCGGGGGCGTTCCTATTATTCGTTTTTTACTGAAAAATGGGCGGATAAATTGGGCGGGGTTGAAAGGAAATAATTTTGTGTTAACTTTGTGCAAACCATTTAACGTTAAGTGAATATGAAACAGGACGAATTATTGGCGTTGATCGCCGAAAAGATTGCCGGACAGGGCAACCAAATTGATTTGGGCGGCGCGTTGGGCGCAATCCTTTCCGCCCTTGCGGGTTCCGCGCTTCCGTTAGAGGTCGCCGACATTACCGCGCTAACCGACGAACAGTTGGACGCGCTGAACGTTGGCGACAAAGTAGCGAAGAAAACAGGAACCGCGCAACACTTGTACGTCGTTTCCTACAAAGACGCGGAAAACGGCGGATTGTGCCTTACGTATGTTGACGCCGCCAATGTGGAAACCGTGTCTTACGATCATTCCGAAAGCGGTTGGGCGTACAACAGTACGGACAAAACCCCGATCGCCCAATAATGAACGGTTGGAAATCCCTTATTGCGGTTGCCTGTATATTGGCGGCCGCAATTGCCGTTATACTGACCAACAAAAGAATTGCACAGTTGACGGCCGAACGCGACAGGTACAAAGGGAATACGGCCGCGTTGCTTTCCGACGTGGAAATCTTCAAGATGCGCGATTCGCTGAACGCCGCGCGTGTCGAATCATTGCAACTGACAATAAAGGAATTCGAACGCTTCCGCGCCGACGACGCCGAATTGATCCGCGAACTAAAAGCCCGAAACAGGGATTTATCGGCGGTCAACACGACGCAATCCCAAACGATCATTGATTTAAGGGCCACGCCCCGCGATACTGTTATTATTGTTCGGGATTCGATCATTACGCCCGCCGTGTCGGTTCATTGCGGGGACGCGTGGTTCGACTTTGACGGCCTGTTGACCAAAGATCAGTTTACGGGAACGTTGAAGAATCGGGATTCCCTGTTGTTGGCCGAAACCGTCAAGTATAAACGTTTTTTGGGGTTCCTTTGGAAAACCCGACGCGTACAGGATCGGCGCGTGGACGTTGTAAGCCGCAATCCGCACACGCAAATTTTAGGGATCGAACACGTTGTTATTGAACGAAAATAATTCTATCTTTGCCATTGTGTAACAATACTAATAATTGATTATGTTTGCGAACGGGCCGGTTGCGAAATCCGCCCGTTTTCTTTATATTTGCATCGAACAGTACATAGGTTATAGGATTAAGAGAGAAACGGCCGTGTTGTGAAATACGGTCGTTTTTTATATCTTTGCCGTACGAAATAGTTTTTTCATTTGCTTAAAGGGCGGTCCCGTTGTGAAACGCGACCGTTTTTTATTATATTTGTCCACGGAATTTTCATAATCTTCTTTTCTTGACCAATCAGAAGCGGCCCCGTTGTGAAACGTGGCCGTTATTTATATCGTCCCCGCAAAGGTCGTTTATTTTGGATTTAAGACACTTTCGCCCAAAAATGGTATAACTTATCGTCCGCGCTGAAATATGCGCTTAAATAGAAAAAACGGCGAAAATAACTTTTTTCGAACTTTTTTTGCAAAAATTATGGAAAAAGTTTTGGAAATTAAAATTAAATACCTACCTTTGTAGCGGGTTAAGGAACTAACCCAACGGATCGGGCCGATTCCCGACACAAAAAACAAACAGTTATGGCAACGCTTAAATACACCACCCGCGAAATCAACGCTAATTACAAAATCAAGGTTTCGGGCCTGTTCGACGGGAAAAAGATTAACACGCTTGTTGGCGTTTCGGGGCTTGTTAAAATCGTCGCTGATTTGGAACTTTGCAACCGCCTTTTAGATCGGGCGTTCGGTTCGCTTGATGATAAATGCGTATGCAAATTACGTCGTGGTATCAAGATCAGTTTTTACGCCGCTTAATCCTTTATCATTATGAAAGCGATAGGATATCTTTCTACGTCAAGAGTTTTTAACGGGCGTATTTTATATATTGACGTATATGAATATAAAACCGTGTACCACGTTTTCGCAATTTGGGAAGATGAAACGAAATATTGCATTGGCGGGCATAAAGTAACAAAGAGAATCAAAACCAAAGAGGACGCCGCAAATGTTGTTCTTTCGTACGAATGGACTAAACAAAGATTAGGAATATAAACCACAGGGGCGGGCAACCGCCCCATAAAATCAAAACGTTATGTATAAACAAATGAAATTATTGGAGGGGTTTGCGATGCTTGCGGCGTCCGCCGATAAACAATTGTTTGATATGGGGCCGTCAAAAGTATATGTAAAACCAATCCCGAAAAAGAATCTTCCCTGTTGGGACGTAAACGGAAAACAGGTTTTCGCAAAAGATGAAAAAACCGCCACGAAATACGCAAAAAAACGTGGTTTTTGGCGTCCGGGGACGATTGTTAAACAAATAGAATCAATGTAATATGAAACAAATTTGGAAAGACGTTAAAGAACGTTGGCCAATGGCCGTGTTGGGTGCATTGTTCGTTATTCTTTGGGTTTTAACCAATTTATAGGATCATATATGCAAAAGTACAGGTTTTCAAATCCGTTGTCGGTTGTAGAGGTTTCCCAAAGCCCGTTGGATAAACCCGAACGCGGGAACCCATACACGATTTACGACTGTCTTTGCCGTGGGTTCGGGCAAAACAACAAAAGCCCGCGCAAGACGTACCAAATAACCGCGACCACGCCGAACAGGGCCGCGCAAATGGCAATACAGTTATACCGTAAAGATTTTTTCAGCAATGGCACGGAATAGCAAAAGCATAAAGGGCGAAGAATACCGCGCCGTAATGGAAAAAGAGGGCGTCCGCGATTATAAGGTTTTGGCGTTCGCATTCCTTTCGGACACAGGCCCCGAATATTTCCATTATGAACTAATGTTGGCCGATCCGCGACCCGATTACTACCTGTTCGATATAATGGGCGAAATCGCGCAAGTTGTCGCGCCGAAAGACGCGGAAAACGACGCAATAATCGTACAGTTGGCCGAATCTTGCGGGGGAAAGAAGATAACGCCGAATCTTCGATGAAAAAAACCGCACCCGTCGGCGGACTGATCCGTGGGCGGGCGCGGCGTCAAATTACCGAAAGGGCGATACGTGGTAAAAAGACACCACAAAGATAGGGAAAAATCGGAAAACCCGATAATTCCCTATTTCTTTTTGGATTGCGTGGGCTTTTCCCTGTACCCCGACGCGTAAATCGCGCGTCCCTGTCTTTCGGCCTGTTCCTTTGTCGGGTAAACTTTCCCGGATTGGCCCCAACGCCAACCACCTTGCGTTTTCATTACAGGCATAACGATTATTTTTTGGGTTGTTCAATACAAATATACACCGATCGGGGCGTATTATTTCGGGAAAATCAAAAAAAATGCAACTTTTTTCGAAAAATATAGGAAAAACTTTTGGAAATTAGAAAAATTGTCGTACCTTTGTAGTGGGTTAAGGAACTAACCCAACCGACCGAACGGGTTTTCGGAACTAAAAACAAACAGTTATGAAAAGCGTAAAAGAAATTGCAAACGGTATCGTTAATGCCTATATGGAAAAAGAGGGCGATTTTATCCGCAAACACTTTGAGGGGTTGAACGATGAACAAGCAAAGGTTATGGCAATGGCAATGGCCGCGCTTATGCTCAAAAATGAAATTTCCCGTATCTAAATAACCACAGGCCCCGCGCAAGTGGGGCCACAAATCCCCAAAAGATATGGCAACAGTTAATCAAATCAAATTTATTGAATCCCTGTTAAGGCGGATCAAGAGGGCGGGCGGATCTTCCTATCAGCGTTTGGAATGGTGGCGCAACAATTATAAGGAACTTTCCGTCGCTGACGCTTCAAGTTGGATTGATACATTACGCGAAATGGTACGGGCGCACAACGAAATTTCGGCCCGATATTCCGTTAACGGACGCGGAAAGCAAATCTAAAAATAACAGGGGGCCGCGCAAGTGGCCCCCACAAAATTAAGACGATATGAAATACAATTACTACAACCCCGTTACGCGCAAATACGGCGATATAGTTATCAAGAGAACATACGGAATGTACGGCCGCGAATATACGTATTGTTATCGTTGTCGGAACAAATCGGGAATCCCTGTTGCAAAGGTTGTCGGCACAATGGACGAAGCGGAACGGGCAATGAAAGAATACGGATATACCCGCGTTGGGATCTTGGACGAAATGGGTTGTATGCGCTATACGCTGACGCTTCCGCAATTGCAAGAGTTATACAAGAAATTCGAAGAATTCGTCGCCGACTGTACGCAACAGGAATACAACGAAAACAAAGCCGCGATTTCCGCCGTTTATACATTGATCCATAAACATTTGAACGCGGAAACGATGAAATAAACACTATCTTTGTAGTGTGCATATCAAATAGTTTTAAGTGGTTGGAACGGGGCTTGTTGCGAAATACGCCCCGTTTTTATATATTTGCCACGAATTCATAGGTTACTACGTTTTAGTGTTATTTGGCCGTCCCTGTTGCGAAACACGGGCGGTTTTTTTATATTTGTCGTGCCAAAAGGTTTCATAAGATAAGAAAATGGGTCGGCCAATGTTGCGAAACGTCGGCCGATCTTTGTATTTGTCCGTTTGGCCCGCAAAACGGCCCGTATAGCGCGTTTCTTTCCGAAAATGAAATAGGTATCGTCCGAACGCCGAAAGTGTCTTAAATCGAAAATTCCGACAAAATAAGTTGGTTGGAAAATGCCTATTTTGACGCCCACCAAACAGGGCGCACAAAAAAAGTTATAAAAATTATGGAAAAAATTTTGGTAGTTAAAAATTAATTACTAACTTTGCCTGTGGATTCGGGGAAGAATCCAACCGATCGGGCGGGTTCCCGAATAAAAACAAAGCAATATGGAACACAACAACATTTGGGTTTTAACTAACGGGAAAGGCGAATTTGTAAAAGCGTGTGCAACCCGCGAAAGCGCAAAACAGGAAATGGAAGAATGGCGCGAAAACTGTATCAAAGTTGGTATCTTCAAGGAAATTTCAAGATTGGACGCCGTTTATTGCGATCGGATTTCGTTCAAGGTTACGGATCGGGACGGAAAGGTTAACGAAATGGTTGCAAGAAATACGATTCTTTACTAAATGATCCGGCCCCGGGAAACCGGGGCCACAATACCGAAAGTTATGAAATTCAAGATTGACAATAATTTGGAACGCCTTGCGTCCGTGTGGGGGATTACTGAACGCCCCAAATTGGAAAAGTTTTCCGCCGATTTATGCGCGTATATGGTCAACGCGGGGATTATTGAGGACACGCCCGACAATTGGGGCGAATCCGTGTTGGTCGCCACAGGCCCCCAATACGTAAAATACGTTTACGATTTGTTGGCGCGTTTTCTCAAAGTTTCCCTAATTCATACCGATACGTTCGACGCCTTTTGTCGTCTTACTGTTGTCGGGAACGGCGATTGCCCGAAATGTGGCGGGGAACTGAAATTCAACGAAACGATCGGCCACGAACTGAACGACGGCGATTATTATACGACGAATTCCTACGTTATTGATTATTACGTATATCATTGCCCGATTTGTGGCGAAATTATTAAAAGCAAAAACGAATTATGATGCGAATTGAACAGGCGATCGCCCGCGCCAAAGAACAGGGCAAAAAGGTTTTGAAAAAGGATATCGCGGCCCGATTGTGGCCCGATTCCACGACCGTTGCGCAACAAGTGAATATGACGTCGTTATGTAATGGCGTAACGGCCCGAATCAATCCCGAATGGGTCAACATTATTTGCGAAATGACGGGTTGTTCCGCCGATTTCCTTTTCGGACTATCTAACGAATAAGCGTTATGGAAAAAGTAAATCTTTTTTGGGCTATTGTTTGGTCCGTGGTGGCGGGGCTTTGCTTGCTTGCGATCTTTTGGAATCCGTCGCACTTTATTACGCTTGCAATTTCCGTTGTAATGGCGGGGTTGTTTTGGCACGACTACAAAAAAACGAAAGGAATGTAATTTAAACAGGCGATACGATGAAAGACACGAAAGAAATTGATCCGGCGTTGGCCGCGATCGCTGAACCCGAAAAGGAAAAAGAAATTTTCCCCGGAATGACCGTCGAAGAAATTCGGTCGTTGTACTTTGACAAAACCGCGTTACGGGAACCCCCTTATAGGGTTTATCAGTTGAACGGCGATAATCACAGGTATTATTACCGTTTCAATGAATCGGGCGAACCCGAATTCTACCCGTCCGTTACGACGCTATTAAAACAGGTAATGCCGACGCCGCCCGCCCTGTTGGATTGGATCGTGGCAAATGGCAAGGACGGATCAACGGAAAAACGCGATCTTGCGGCCGCGTACGGAACGTTTATGCACATTCAGTTTGAAACGCTGATCATAAACAGGCGGTACGATTTCGATAACGTCCCCGCCGTACTGTTGGACTATATGGAACGGGAAAACTTGCCCGAAAAAGTTTTTTCGGAATGGTGCGTTAAGATCCGAAAGGACGTTTTGGCGTTCGCCCAATTCGTGCGGGATTATAACGTCGTCCCGTTGGCCGTTGAAATCGGTTTGGTACACCCCGAATTCCATTTCGCGGGTTGCGTGGATATGCCTTGCAAAATGACCGAACCGAAAACGGGAAATAACTTTACGGCAATTGTTGATTTCAAATCGGGTCGAAAAGGGTTTTTCGAAGAACACGAATTGCAATTGCATCTTTACCGCGAAATGTGGAACGTGAACTTTCCCGACGTACCCGTGGAACGTGTGTTCAACTTTTCCCCGAAAGATTGGCGCGGCCCGAAACCGACGTACAATTTGAAAGATCAAACGGAAAGTGTAAACGCAAAGAAATTGCCGTACCTGTTGGCACTTGCGGCGATTGAGGACGAAAAGCGCGACAACACAATGACGATTGTAAAGGGCGTTTTGGATCTTGACAACGGCAAGATTGCCGACAATATTTTGTCCCTGTCTTTGGCCGAACTGATCAAGACAAAAGCGACCGAAAAGGAAACGCCCGAAAAGGCGGGAACGGCAACGGAAGCGGAAAAGCCCACGGAAGCCCCAAAGAAGCCCGCAAAGCGCACGAAATCCGCCGAAAAGGATAATACCCCAACCGAACCCGAAAAGCCCGTTAAAACGGAAATTGACGAAAAATTACCGTGGGAAAACGACTTGAAGAACGGAACGGGAATTGAGGTTGAAAAAACAAGCGACGGCGTAAAGGTTACGGCCCGATATTTCGAACAGGCCCCGGCCCCGACGGTTGCACCCGCCCCCGCGCCCGATCCCGAACCCGAAAAGCAAAACTTACTGTTTGACGAAATCGAAATTTAATTATGGGCGGAAGAATACACAGGCCCGAACAGGCCAACGGAATTTTAGAATTGCCAGAAATCGGGCGGTTGCATATAGGCAAGAAACAGGCCACGCAAAACGGCAAGGAATACCCCGTTAGCGTTGATTACTTTATCCCGTCGGGAAAGTACGCGGGAATGTTTACTGCCGCGTTGGGCGAAAAGCCCCAAACGATACAGGTAATTTTCCCCGACGATGCGCCCGAAAAGGTTTGCAACGAACGGTACGAATACAGGGACGATAAGGGCGCATTGGTTGCCCGTGGCGACGGCCAAACGTTCGAAATTTGGAACGGCGAAAGATACGCCCCTTATAGCGTGGACGCATACCCCGATATTATGGCCCAAATTGAACGGAACAACCCGACGAAACGGGGCGCGGAAAATTGGGATATAGTGCTAACGTTGCGTTTCATTGTCCCCGCCGTCCGTGGGATCGTCGGCGTTTGGCAATTCTCTACAAAGGGCAAGGCGTCAAGCGTCAAGAATATACGCGAATCGTTCGACGGCGTTCGTTTGATGCGCGGGACCGTAACGCAAACCGTGTTCGATCTTTCCGTACAGTTTGCCAAAAGCAACAAACCGGGCGTCAATTCTCGTTATCCTGTTGTGTCGTTGGTTGCCAACGATAACAGGATCGCCGAAATTAAACAGGCAATGGCCCCCGAACAAAATTTGTCTTTGCTATTGTCGGAAAGAAAATAATTCATATCTTTGCACTAACGTTTGTAGCGGAACGTTAAAAGGGAAATATACAACGCCCCGTGCAAGTAGATTGGTTTTCCGCTACAACCATTTGAACGCGCGGGGTTGTTTTTTATTATGGATTTGAATAAAGTATATCTTGGAAACGCAATCGAAACGGTAAAAACCTTTCCCGACGAAAGTATAGATTGCGTCGTTACGTCCCCGCCTTATTATGGACTAAGAGATTATGGGACGGGAAAATGGATCGGCGGCGATCCTAATTGCAAACATTTTCGAGAATCCAAAAAATCGGACAAAACAATTACAGGGCATAAGCGAATGCAAGAAAACGAAGCCCCCGTCGGCGACGCTATCTATAAAACTGTTTGCCCGATTTGTGGCGCGGTCCGCGTTGATGAACAAATCGGTTTAGAAGAAACGCCGGAAGAATATATCGAACGTCTTGTGTCCCTTTTCCGCGAAATACGCCGTTGCTTGAAAAAGGACGGGACGTTATGGGTAAATATCGGCGATACTTATAATGGGGCAAAACGGGGAAATACTGAAATTGTCAAACATAAGAACGTCGCGGAATCGTGCGATTTCGTCAAAAAAAAGTGGGACGGCGCAAAACAAAAAGACTTGATCGGGATTCCGTGGTTACTTGCGTTTGCGCTTCGCGCTGACGGTTGGTATTTGCGACAGGATATTATTTGGCACAAACCGAACCCGATGCCCGAATCCGTGAAAGATCGTTGCACGAAATCGCACGAATATATATTTTTGCTATCTAAAAGCCCAAAATATTATTTCGATTATAAGGCGATTATGGAACCCGTATCCGAACAACAAAAAACAATATATCAAAATTCAAACGGAAGATATGGGAACGGGACACGAACGGAACGTACGAATAATTGTGGATATAGCGTTGCGGGCGGCCACAGGGATAATTCCGGCGGTTTTGATTGCGATATAATCGAAATAGACGGTAATTTTGTTCGTTTAAAACGCGACGTTTGGTCGGTCAATTTGAAACCAAATAAAGAAGCCCATTTTGCAACATATCCGGAAGAACTGATCGCCCCGTGTATATTGGCGGGTTGTCCGGAAAAAGGCGTCGTTTTGGACCCGTTTATGGGAAGCGGAACAACGGGAATTGTTGCACGGAAATTAAATCGAAATTTTGTTGGTTGTGAATTGAACCCCGACTATTACAAAATGGCGACCACACGAATTTTTAATAACGGCGAAAATCTATTTAACCAATAATGGAATAATGGAAACGCGAACTTTTAAGATCGAAAATTATATTACCGTCCCCGGATTTGCAATCGTTGAATTGGGGTTGTCGGGCAACGAATTGTTATGCTATTCGTTGATATATGGTTTTACACAGGACGACGAAACCGAATTCCGCGGATCTTTGAATTATGTTGCTTCCGCGCTGAATGTAACAAAGCAAAACGCGAAAAAAATTATTGATCGCCTTATCGAACGCGGACTGATCGAAAAGCGGGAAATATTCTTTTCGGGCGTAAAGTTTTGCCATTATGTTGCAAAAAGATACGGCGTTGCTGAAATAGCAACGGGGCGTTATCAAAACAACAACGGGGGCGTTGCTGAAATAGCAACGGGGGGTATTGCTGAAACGGCAACGAATAATAATAAGATAGATAATTCTAACGATAAAATAGAAGATACCGCCGACGGCGGTTTGTTCCCCGCCGATCCGTCGTTTGTTCCTGTAACCGTTACGCGCCCGCGCCGTACGTCCGAATCGCTTTGCCTGTTCGAAAATTCGCGCTTCGCCGATTACGACGCGTTCGCGGCCGAATTTACGGCGGCTGAATTTGCCGAAATTGATATAGTCTATTATTACCACGCCGTCGCGGATTGGTCGGCGCAAAAGGGCAAGAAAATGAAAGATTGGATTGCCACGGCCCGAAACTTTATTCGGGGCGATATGGAAAAGGGCAAGTTACACAGGAAAGACGGCGACACAATGGCGGGGCTTTCGCCGGACGCTATCAAATACTTAAAAGAAATGGGCGATGCAATCAGTTGAACAAACGGCGATCGTGGCCGTAAAGAAATCCCCCGTTGAATTACGGCGGGAACTGATCGGGAATGCAACCGTTATGGGCGCGTTAACCCCCGTTGAACGGGCCGTGTTCCTTGCGTCCACGGCAAAGACAATCGCCGAACTTACCCCGTCGGAATTGGCAAACGAATTGCGTACCGCGTTGAAATGGATTTGCAAGGACGTTGGATATAGATTACAGGACGACGGCGACGCCCAATATTTGATAATCCGAACGTCGGAAATACTGAAACGCTATTATTCCAAACTTACGTTAAAGGATTTCCGAATGGCGTTCGAAATGTCAATAACGGGACAGTTGGACGAATTCTTGCCACGCACACGCGACGGGAAAGCGGATCGGAACCATTACCAACAATTCAACGCCGAATACGTGTGCAAGATATTGAACGCGTACAAAGGCCGCCGTGGGGCCGTTCTCAAAAAGGCGTTCGAAGCAATGGAAACGCCCGCCAATGCGATTGAGGACGACGAAAAAAGAGAATACAGGCGCGAAGCGTTAAAGGACCTTTTCGAAGCGTTCGAAGCGTTCAAGGAAACGGGACGATTGGACACGACGGCCGTTGCCGATTTGGTATTCTATAATATCCTTGCTGAACACGGTTTGGCCGTTCCTGTAACAGTAACCCCCGACGAACAAAAAGCGGTATGGCAACGCACGATCAACCATTACGCGCGTCGTGGAATGGTCGGGGACGTAAACGAATTGAAGCAAAACGGGATTGATGATCCGCGTTTGGAACACGGTTCGTTCGTATTGGCCCGCCACAAAGCGTTGGAAAGGATCTTTTCGGGAATGATTGAAAAAGGTATCGAAATTTCCGATTACGTTAAAAAGTAATGCGACGAATTGGTTTAATAGACGTTGACGGCACGGGCCATTTCCCGAATATCGCGTTAATGAAATTGTCCGCGTTTCATAAAAGAAACGGCGACGTTGTGGAATGGTACGCCCCGTTATTTTCGGGCCACTTTGATACCGTCTATTTGTCAAAGGTTTTTTCTTTTACGCCCGATTACGAATTCCCGATAGATGCGGACGAAATAATAAAAGGCGGGTCGGGTTATTGTATTAGTTTAGAAAACGGGAAAGAAATATTTGATAAAAGCAAAAACAAAAACTTGCCGTACGAAATAGAACATATTTTCCCCGATTATTCAATCTACCCGGAATTAACAAAGGATACGGCGTTCGGATTCCTTACGCGTGGTTGCCCGCGTGGTTGCGAATTTTGTATAGTAGGGGAAAAAGAGGGGCTTTGTTCGATAAAGGTCGCTAACCTGTCGGAATTTTGGAACGGCCAACGGAAAATCGTACTTTGCGATCCAAATATTTTGGCCTGTAAAGATTGGCGCGAACTATTGCAACAACTGATTGATTCGGGCGCGGAAATAGATTTTAATCAAGGTTTGGATATTCGCCTAATGACAAAGGAAAAGGCCCTATTACTGAACCAAATAAAGATAAAAGAAATTCATTTTGCGTGGGACCGATACGGCGACAAAGAAAAGATATTACCAAAACTAAAATTGTTCGCGTCTATTACGGCGCAAAACCCGAACGCCCATAAAGCAATAGTTTATACGATCGTAAACTTTGATACGACAATCGAACAGGATCTTGACCGAATTTATACGTTGCGGGAATTAGGATATTGGCCGTACATAATGATATACGACAAAGAGCATTGCAAGCGGGTTTATAAGGATTTACAACGTTGGGTAAATAATAGGGTTATTTTTGCGAAATGTTCAAAATTTGAAGATTATAAACACTAATGGAAAACAAGATCAAAATAAATTGCGTTATCGGCGTTGATCCGGGCGCGGCGGGCGGACTTGCCGTTTATATCCCGAACGAAAAGACAAAGGCCGTTAAAATGCCAAAGGATATAACGGAATTGCGGGATTTCTTCCTGTATTACGCGGAAAACTACAAACCGATCGTTTTTCTTGAAAAACTGTCGGTACGTCCCGACGATATACAGGCCGACGGCGGTAAAACGAATATGGGTAAGTTGTACCGCGTTCAAAAGATGATCGCCAATTACGAACACTTGAAAGCGATAATTGAATCGGCGGGCGTTCCTTACGTGCTTACGCACCCGATGACGTGGCAAACAAAGTTGCAGTTGCGATTCCGAAACGGATTTGTTGAAGCAAAGGCGGACAGGAAACGGCGTTATTGCGATAAGGCGGGGGAACTGTACCCCGAAATAAAGGCGACGTTGTGGAATGCTGACGCCCTGTTAATAATGCATTTCGGGCGTTTGGCTTTGGTCAATGATCCTAAATGGGTAAGGGCGAATTTGCCCGAACGGGAATACAACAAATTGTTTTAAGATGAAAGGAAAATTTAGGCCCCTTAAATCCGGCGAAACGTTTTACCTGTTCAAAGAACGGTTGCACTATATTGGAATTGCTGAAAGTAAAGACGATAAAGTACACGTTTTTTGGGGTTGGAACAAATTTAAGAAATGGCGGTATTATAAAGTTATTACGGACGACGATTTGGCGGAATATTGGCGATATTTCCGTAAAAACAAGAAAAAATAAATTGTTTTGATATGCGACACGTTATTATATCAATCAATTTCCAATATTCGGACGGGCAACCCGCCAAATTGGAAGAAATGGACGCCAAAGAATTAAAACAATTGCGTTTCCGTTTGTTAGTTGAAGCGGGGAAAATCAAACAACGCGTTTTCGATTTAACCGGCGAAGAATTACCGTAATATGCCGACGAAGATATTTACCACAATGGGCGGACGTTGCCCGTTCGGTTATCATAACAATATAGATGATAATCTTTGCCGTATTTGCCCGTATTATTACAGGGCGGGAACGGGGACGTTCTTTTGGTGCAACCACCCTGTACTCGAAAAGGCGGTCAAAAAAACGCGACGTGTACCCGAAAAAGCGGAAACGGGTACGCAAGAAAAGCGGAAAAGAGGACGCCCGCCGAAGAACGGCCCTAAAAGCCCCGTAAAGACAACGAAACCGAAAAAACGATAAATTGTATATGGAAACGCCGAAATGCCCGCAAATCCAAAATTTGCAAGAAATAACACCCGAACAGGCCGCCGAATACATTCGGTTCGTGGCACACTTACGGCACACGCAACGCCGTTTCTTTTCCTTCCGTAAACCCGAACTGTTGGAAGAATCCCGACGGTTGGAAAAAGAACTTGACGCGCTAAACGCGTCGTTGTTGGACCCCACGCCAAAATTGTTTTAATATGGATCGCGTGGACGCATATATAGCACGGGGAACACGGGGCGTTTACCGCGTGTTCGTCAAGAGGGCGAAATATAAGCATTGGTTCGAATTGGGCGCACACAGGCCGACGGACGCCGCGTTCGAACGTGCGATAAATGACGGGACCGTGGTTTGGAAACGTGGCATTGTGGACGAAATGCAACTTTTTTCGAAAAAAATGTGAAAATTTTTGGAAAAAGTTTTGGAAATATAAAAATTATCCTTACCTTTGTAGTGGGTTAAGGAAATAACCCAACCGATCGGGCGGGTTCCCGAAACATAAAGAACAAACAGTTATGAAGATCAGTTGCAAAAATTCGAACAAAGCGGTTGAAATGATGATGAACGCGGACGGTTTCGGTAGAATCCTTGCGGTCGCAACACAGGAAAACGAATATTGGTTTACTATTGGTTGGTACAAGACGGAAAAAGGCGCGATCCGTTCCGCAAAGAAACAACTTTCCCGTTTGGGGTACGAATTGAACGCTTAACAAATTGTTGCGTGGTGTAACGGTTAGCACTTTGGATTTTGGTTCCAACAGTCCCCGTTCGAATCGGGGCGCAACAACAATAAACCCCCGTGGCGTAATTGGTAGCCGCGACGGATTCAAAATCCGTTCCCGAACAGGGGTACCGGTTCGATTCCGGTCGGGGGTACGAAAACGGACCGCGCCGATTCGCGGGAACTTAAAACAAAGTGTTATGGACACAAAGGAATTTAAAAAGTATTATCAAAGCGGGCCGAATTTCCGCATTGAAAACCCGAACCCGTGTTGGGCGGAAAAGCGGGGGTTCAAATGGGATCGTGGCGATTGCGTTATCCGCGCATTGGCGAACGCCATATCCTGTTCGTGGTTGGAAGCGTTCGATTTCCTTACGGCAAAGGCCCGACGGGATTTCAACGTACCGAACGACAAAGGCGGTTCGCGGAAATGGTACATTGAGGGCGGCGCGGTTTGGACGCCGTGCAAGGCCGAAAAGGGCAAAAAGCGAATGACCGTCGAACAGTTTGCGAAGATGCACCCGACGGGGCGGTATGTCGTAATGATCGCGTCCCACCAAACCGCGTGCGTGGACGGCGTAATTTTGGACGCGTGGAATTGCGGGGAAAGTGCGGTCGTCGGTTATCTTGATATGGCCAATTTTAAGTTGTAATGTTTAACACGGCCCCGCGCAAGCGGGGCCACAAAACAAAGGCGATACAATGTATATCAAACACTTGCAATTACTGAACTTTCAAGTTATCGAAAGTTTCGAAGCCGATTTCGACGGGTCCGTTTATTTCATTACGGGCGACAACGAATTAGGTAAATCAACCCTGTTAAAAGCGATCGGCGCATTACTGACAGGAAACCGCGACGACGTGTTACGCAACGGCGCGACAAAGGGGTTTGCCAAAATGATTGTAGGCGACGACGGCGAAGAATACGACGTACAGTTGTCGTTTACGGAAGCGAACCCGCGCGGAACGCTGACGATCAAGCAAAAGACAACGGGAATGGCGACGAACAACGTTTCAATGTTGCAACGGATTTTCGGTTATCAAGATTTCGACGCCGTGGAATTTTCGCGTTGGTCGGAAACCGCCGACGGACGGCGCAAGCAAATTGCCGTGGTTAAGGCCCTGTTGCCCGAACCCGTCCGAAAGAGGATCGAAGAAATAGACGAAACCGTGTCCACGCTGAAACAGGAACGGACGGGCGTTAATCGGGACGTTAAGACGTTCGCGGGATTCGTCGAAACGATCAAGCAACAGTTGGCCCCCGGCGACGTGGAAAAGTACGCAATGCCTGTTGACGTTACGGCGTTAATGGAACGGCAAAAGACTAACGCCCAATTGATCGAAAAGGCGAAAACAGTACGCGCCGCCGTCGCACAACGTACGGAACAGTTGGCCGCGATCCCCGCCCGTATTGAAGCGGAAAAAGCAAAGGCGGACGAAACACGCAAGGTTTACGCCGACAGGGTAGCCGCCACGAAAGCCGCGTACGAAAAGGCGTTGGCCGATGAAAAGGAAGCGTCCGTAAAGATTGACGCCGTATTGTCCGAAAACCTTGCCGCCATTGAAGCGGAACGCGCGTCGTTTGCTGAACGCAAGGCGAACGGCGAACAATGGTTGGCCAAATATGAAGCGAACAACCCCGAAAAAACGGACGTCCCCGCCCTGTTGGAACAGGCGGAAGCCCATAACAAGCGTTACCACGCCGTTTGTCAATATAAGGAAAAGAAATCCCAATACGACACGATCAAGGCCAAATCGGAAGAAATGGACCGCCAAATCGCGGAACTTTCCACGGAACGCGCCGACCTTATCGCAAACGCTGAATTGCCGATCGCGGGTTTGTCCTTTACGGACGACGGTTTGGAACTGAACGGCGTTCCGTTCGTCCCCGGCAAAGTTTCCGATTCTCAAACAATGGAAATCGCGGCTAAATTGGTCATTGCTTCCAACCCGACCGTTAAGGTTTTCCGAATTGCCCGTGGCGAATCTTTGGGCGCGAAGCGGTTGCAAACGATCGTGGAAATTGCCCGAAAGAACGGATTTCAAGGGTTCATCGAACAGGTCCAACGCGGACAAACCGAAATGTTGGTCGAAGAATATACCGAACGTTAAATCAATCGCGCCGTGGCGGTTGCCATTCCGCCACGGCCTTTTCACATTATGTTAGACAAAGCAACAAAAAACAAGATCAACGCTTGCAAGGGATTACAGGGCAAAACGGTTTCCGATATTGTCGTATCTGACCGTTTCGAAAAGAATCTTGCCACATATCTAACCGCGCAAAAAGAGGACAGGAACACGTCGCGCAAATCGTTCGAAGCAATGCGCAAGGCGGGCGGGGCCGTCGGTTACAAGTTGCCCGCGCACCCCGTGGACCGCGTAATGGATTTGTCCGTTTCCGATTTTGCATTGGAATATGCAAAGATCCTTACGGGAACGTCCGAACGCACGAACGCCGAACGGAAATACATTCAGCAATTGGGCCAACAGGCGTATAACCTTACCGTTGCGCAAATCGTTTGCGAAGAATTCCCCGAACTTGAATCGGCATTGATCCCAAAAAAGAACACGAACTAATTATGGACACACTAAAACAAGCAACTAACCGAACCGCCGCAATCGGAAAGATTATCGGCGCGTTGAAGAATGGCCGACGCCTTTCGTTATATGACAGTAGGGAATTTCGCGTTTCCGAAATGCACACCTGTTTTTGCGTTATCCGTCAAAAGATCCGCGACGGAAAAATTACGGGGTATGTAATGAAAGACAAATGGTTAATTACCCCCGACGGGATTCGTTTCAAAGAATATTGGTTCGAAGATGAAACAAACGAAAATTAGCGAATCGGGACTGATCGGGGCCGACGGAAAATTGCGTATGCCAATGGATCGGGTAAACGCTTTTTTCGAAGCCCATAAAGGCGAACGCGTTGTCGTCCGCTTCGAATCGGCCGAACGTGGTTCAACGGAATTGCAATTGGCGTATTATTACAATTACATTGTTCCGACGATTCAAGCGGCACTTTATGAAACAGGCGAACGGAAAACGGAAAGACAAACCGACGTTTGGTTACGTGAACAATGCGTAAATTGTTGGTCCGGTTTGGGCGATTTAATGGAAGCCCGCGAAATGTCAAAAACTGACTTTTCCGAATTTTTGGAATGGGTAAAACAGTTTGCCGCCGAAAACCTGTTCGTTTATATCGAAGATCCTAAAACCCTGTAAAATGAAAAAAATAGATCCAAAAGATTACGTAAGTTACACGATCGTTGGTTCGGGTTGGTCCTTTACGGTCTATACGTGGGAAAAGGCGCAACGCGAATGGGACGGTATGCGATTCGGGACCCTATACGGAAACAAGCCCGACAAAACACAAACAGTTATTGACAACAAATAAGGCGATACAATGGAAATCAAGGACGTTTTATTTTTAGACACGGAAACGACGGGGATTCCCGACCGCGCGGCGAAATGGGATTCCGACTATATGGATTATCCGCACGTCGTACAAATTGCGTGGTTGCACGGTTGCAAGGCCGAAAACCACATTATACGGCCCGACGGGTGGGAAATTCCCGAAGATGCGCAACAGGTCCACGGAATTACCACGGAATACGCGCTTGAACACGGCGAACCGTTCGCGGCCGTTGTTGATATGCTGATACAGGATTGCCACGAAGCGGGCCTTATTTGCGGCCACAATATCCATTTTGATACGGGAATCATTAAGGCCAATATCTTGCGCGAATTGGGGCGCGAATATTACGACGCAAACGACGTGGAATCCGCCCTGTATAAAGGGAAACGCATTGACACGATGCGTTCGACGATGAAATGGGTGGACGCCCGTTTCGCGTCGGGCCGTTTGAAATTCCCGAATTTGGGCGAACTATACGACCGTTGTTTCCCCGGCGAAACGTTCGAAGCCCACGACGCGTTAGAGGACTGCAAGGCCGTTGCCCGTTGTTTGCCCGTGCTGATCGAAAACGAATTGGTCGAACTGAAAGTAAAGGAATACCCCGACGAACAGGAACAGGCCAAACAGGACGGTAACGCGGCCCGTATTGCAACCGAATCCGCAAAGAAATTCGGAAAAATGCCCGAAAAGCCCGTAAACGCCCCGATTTCGGCGTCAAATCTTGAAAATGATAAATTACCCGTCCAACAGGAAAAAGCCCCGCAAATCGAAAATTCGGCAAAATTAACGGCGGCTAATGAACTGTTGGAACAAAACGATTTCTAATTATGGCAAAAACTATCAAATTCAACAACACGCCCGCGCTAACGCGGGAATACGTCAACAATTGGCTAACCCACGCCAAAAAGGAAAAGAATACCAATCCCGCGTCAATCGCCGTGTTGGAAGATATTCTAAAATTGATTGACGTTGCGGTATCAGTCTTACAACCCGAACCGGCGGAACCGGCAAAATAATAAACCAAAAAGCGATATGGAAAAAACTTTTGAATTACGTTCCCTTAAAGTTGGAATGTTCGGCGTGGATTGCAAATACCGAATTTCCGAAACCGACGACAACGGAAGCGTTACCGAAAACGAATACCACGTCAAGGTATCGCGCCCGATGCACCCCGATTTTGAATCCCTGTTTTCGCGGGATCTTCGCGCGATCGCAACGAAAATTTTCAACAATACGGAATGGTTGGCGGATTATGAAATGGGCGTGTCGAAAATCGAACCCACGGGAATTGCTTTCGCGGGAAAAAACGACAATATCGGCATTTCCATTATTGGCAACATTGAAACCGCGTTCGGGCGCGTAACGTTCAAAACCCCGCGAATCAAGTACAAAACAAGCGAAAAGGACGTGGCCGCCGAACTGACGGTATTTGCCGATAAGGTTGTCGAAGAAACCCACGCTTATTTGTTTGAGGACAAAACGGCGGAAATGGCCGTATTCGGCGAATAATGGAACCCGTTTTGATTACAACCCGCGCCGAATATGATCTTTGCAAGGCGCACGGAATCGAACCGTTGTTGGACCGTCGGTTCGCAATGGATATACGGTTGCGGGTTGCAATCCAACGGGAACTTTTCGGAACGGGCCACACGCCACAGGAAAACGAACGTTTTTACCGATTTTGTTGGGATCATTACCCGCACCAATGCGCGGAAACGATGCGCCCGCTTAAACAATATTCGGCCACGTATATTTCCCATATCTTGACGCGTGGGGCGCACCCCGAAATGGCCCACGATCCGCGAAACGTCAATATCCTATCATTTGAAATGCACAACAGGTGGGAAAACGGCGACCGCAAGAATATGCGTATATTTGCGGGGAACCAAATTATAATCGAACAATTGAAAAAGGAATATTCCGATTTATGAATAAAGTTTTTCTAAAAGGAAATGTCGGGCAAGATCCCCGAATTACCAATTTCGAAAACGGCGGTAAGGTTGCACAATTTACGTTGGCAACGACTGAACGCGGATTCAAGACACGCGACGGGAAAGAAATTCCCGACGTTACGGATTGGCACAATATCGTCGTAAAACAAACAGGGTTGGCGGGCGTGTGCGAACAGTACGTAAAAAAGGGAACGCCCCTTTTGATTGTCGGCAAGATTCGAACCCGCGATTACAGGGACGAATCGGGAAATACCCGTTATATTACCGAAATAATCGTGGAAGAAATGGAACTGTTGGGAAAGAAGCCCGAACAGGCCCCCGCCCCCGCACCCGCACCCGAATACACGCCAACGGTTGAAGATATGCCCGTCTAATTATGCAAATAGACCGAAAAAAATACGATCCCGAAATCCACGATTTATTCCACGCGCTGACCGTAAAACAACCGTACGCGGATTTGTTGACAAAGGCCGTTGCCCGCGATGAATCGGGAACGTACCGCGCCGAAAAAACGATAGAGGTTCGGACGCGCAACACGAATTACAGGGGCGATTTGCTGATATGTTCGTCGGCCAAACCCGTTGATCCGTGGGGCCGTCATTTGTCGGGCGTTACGTGCGGATTCGTCGAACTGTACGATACAAAGCCCGTGGAAGAATTTACCAACGAAGATTGGGCCGCTACGTGTATCCCCGAAGATCAACGACCGCGAAAGGGGTTCGGGTGGTTAATGCGCAATCCGCGCCGTGTTGTCGAAATGCCGATAAAGGGCCAATTGGGGGTTTATGGAATCGTCGTACCGAAAGACGATATTACCGAATACCCCCGCGAAATGGCGTTAGGCGCGGACGGTTGGGAAATCATTAAAAAACGAATGTAATGGAATATTGGGAAAACAAACTTACCCCGTGGGATATGGAATTGGCCGTAATGGTCGAATCGCTGACGGGGAAACCGTGCGAATTGTGCAACGGTGGCGATCATTTCTTTTTTGAAGCGGATTACGAAAACCACGCCCACGAACCCGAATATTTGTTGGCCCTTTGGGACGCAATAGAGGGACGCACGGGAAAACGCCTTATTGGAATGGACGACGACCCCGAACGCCACGTTTTCGTCGTTACCGTCCTTTTCTCAAACGAACGTTATCCCGCGTTAGTCCGTTTGGATCGGGACGCGAAAGAAAATCCGTCGGCGGGAACGCCGTATTATTCAAAGACTGACGACGCAAACGAAATTTTGGCCGTACAGGTCGAAAGGGGAAACGATGCGCAATTGTTGTCGTTCGTGGGTAACGGCCAATTGCTGATCGTTTCCGACGGAAAAATTGCTTTCCAATTCTTGAACGCAAGCGGAAGCGTTTACGCCGACGCGCCCGAACATTCATATATCGTGTATCGTGGCCCCGGACGCTTCGAAATCATCGAACAGGAAAAATTCGAAAAAGAATACAAAATCTAATATGGCAAGACGTCCTAATACCTGTGAAACGTGCGCGTTCTTCAAGTGGGACGCAATGGACGGCCCCGGCGTGTGCGCCCTGTCTAAACTGATTGTTTGGCCGTTAAACTCTTGTTACAGTTGGAAATTACGGACAACTTACAAACATTGAAATTGTTAACCGTTTCCCGATAATTTACTATTTTTGCAAAAACCGTGTATTATGGCAAACAAAGAGAAAACCGAACCAAAGACGAAACGCGGGCGCAAACCGCAATGGACGGACGCCAAAGTGGAAATTATGGTTAAGGCGATCGCCACGGGTAAATCGTACAAAGACGCATATACGGCGGCGCGGGTTTCCCACACGACGTTTTACAAGCACTTTAACGAAGATGCTGAATTTAATGCACGGGTTAAAAGAGCCGAACAGGATTACCAAGAATATTACGATTCCCAATTGGTCGTTGACTGCAAACGTTCCCTGTTGGAACTGATACGCGGTTACGAATGGGACGAAACGACAACCGAATCGGCGTTGGATAAAAACGGCAAAATGGTAGAGGTCAAAAAAAAGATCGTCCACAAGAAAGCCGCGCCGAATGCAACGGCAATTATCTTTGCGTTGTGCAACCGTGCGCCCGATCAATGGTCAAACCGCCATATACAGGAAATAAGCGGAAAGATCGAAACGGAAAGCAAATCTAACGTTTCATTGGCAAATGTTCCCGACGAACTGTTAGAACAGGTTATAAACGCAATTAACACGAAATAAGGGCGGAAAATACCGAATCGAAAAGCGAAATTCCTTTTGACCGCAACGGCCGAACAGGGGCGAACCCGCCCCGTTACCTGTTCGGCCTTTTTACTGAATAATGGACGTTGACACGATGCAAATAACGCGGACGTTGGCCACGCACCCCGAATTATTCTTACAAGAGGGTGCGCGGCGCAATCTTTTATGGTTCGCGCAATATATGGACCCCAATTTTCAACCGACGCCGTTTCATAAAGCGTATTATCGGGTATTGGATAAGTTCGCCAAACAACAAATACGGAAACTGATTATACAGGCCCCGCCACAACACGGCAAAAGTCAAGGTTCAAGTAGGTTTCTTCCGGCGGAAATGTTGGGGTTGTATCCCGATTTGCGGATATGTATTTGTTCGTACGCGGCCACGATTGCAAAGGATTTCAACCGCGACGTTCAACGACTGATAGACAACGACAAATACCACGGCGTATTCCCCGAAACTTGTTTGAACGGATCTAACGTCGTAACTGTGGCAAACAATTATTTGCGGAATTCGGACGTTTTCGAAATCGTAAACCATACAGGATCGTTGCGCGTCGTGGGCCGTGGCGGTTCGCTTACGTCGAAAACCGTGGACGTTATGATTTTCGACGACCTTTATAAAGATTCGCTTGAAGCGAATTCCCCGCAAATCCGCGCGACGGCGTGGGATTGGTACACAAAGGTTGCACAAACACGATTGCATAACGATTCGCAACAATTGATTGTATTTACCCGTTGGCACCCCGAAGATATTATCGGAAAAATACTTGAATCGGAACAGGTAATCGTCGCCGAAAAGTGGGAAGATTTCGACAACATACCGTCGGGCGCGTGGGTATTGGTCAATTTCGAAGCGATCAAGACGGGGACGCCCACGGAAATAGACGGGCGCGAAGCGGGCCAACCGTTGTGGCCCGCGCGTCATTCTTTGGAACGCCTGTTGGCCGCTAAAAATTTGGACCCCGTGGGTTTTCAGTGCTTGTATCAAGGAAACCCCGGCGATGCAACCGCGTTGTTGTATCAACCGTTCAAGACGTGGGTAAACAAAGATGATTACGGCCAATATATCCGTTCGGGTTGTTACGTGGACGTCGCGGATCAAGGGGACGACTTTTTGTTCGCGGCGTCGTACGATATAGTCCGTTCGGAAAACCAAATTTGGAACGAACATAACAAGCGGTTCGAACCGTTATTGTTCGCGCTGATAACTGATATTGAATTTACGGACGAATCAACGGACGTTACGACAGTAACCGTTCCCCGACTGATCAACGGTAACGGCGTCCAAAAAGCGTGGATCGAATCGAATAACGGCGGTTCCCAATTCGAAAAGAACGTAAAGAAAAAAATTCGGGCGTTAACGGTCCCGTTCTATCAAGGCCAAAACAAAGAATCGCGTATCGTAACGAACGCCCCGTTTGTGAATCAGCAAATAATAATGCCGTTCGGGTGGGAAACGCGTTACCCCGCGTTTTACAAGCACGTTACGGGATTCTTGCGCAAGTTCGACGCGAACGAACACGACGACGACGCGGACGGGCTGACAGGAATTTACGAAAAGGAACTTGCCGACGGGAATACCAAACCGTACAACGCAATGTCGCGGGGCGTACGGGTCCATTAATGGCCGTATAAGGGCGTTTCTTTGAAAAGATAAGGAATTACCCATTTTTGAAAAGAAATTCGATTGTAGGCGATTTTTCGAAAAAATAATTACATTTGCACTTGAAAGGCGGTCAAGGGTCAACCGTTGAAACATTGTTAACCAACTAAAATTCAAAATTATGTCGCTTGTTTGCCAATGCCCGGCCGCGTCCGCGCTGACGACCATTCCGAACGTTGCCTGTTCGGAAAATTTCGGCCAAATTCAAAAAGTTGCATTCCAACGCTTGCGCAAGGCGGACGGAACCCGCAACGCGTTTACCGGTCAATCCGCCGGTACGCCCCCCGTGGACAACATTAAATTGAAAGCGTCGTGGACTGCATTGCTTGCCGCCGCCGACGGTAGCAAAATTGTTGTGTCCCCGTATATCAACGCCCCCGCTGATTCCGGCGGCGACGCCCGTATGTCGTCCGGCGGAAACGATGATTTGGGCGGTATCGCGGAAGTTTTGGGCGGTAATCCCGTTCAGTTTGACGGGCAATTGCGTTCGATCCCGCAATCCGTTATCAAGGTTATGAAAGAATTGCAATGCGAAGCCAACGCGGGCAATTTGGGCGTGTTCCTGTTTGACGAAAACGGCAATATCCAAGCCGTCCAAGATCAAACCACCGCAACCACTTATTACCCGATCCCGATTCGTGCGCTTTTCATCGGTTCGCTGATCCACGGCAATTTCGACGCAAAGGATTCCAACGCGATCAGTTGGCAATATCCGGACAACTATTCCGACGACCTTGCAATCGTGAAGCCGTCCGACTTTAACCCGCTTACCGATTTGGTCCCCGCGTCTTAATCGTATGAACGCCAAAACAACAACGGTAACGTTAGTTGCAAACGGCGTTACCCGCCAATTTGAAATTTCCCACGCCGAACGTTTGTTGCGTATGCCGAATAACGGCGGTTGGGAACTTACGGCAAACAGTAATTACGAATTTATAGACAATGGGATACGACGTCGCGGCAATAAGAAAAAGGATATCGGAAAATAGACGTGCCGACGTGCTTAACCGTGCAAAACTGCACCAATCGCGGATCAAGTTTCACACGGTTAAGCGCGTTACCACGTTCAATTCGCCGTATATCAGCATTCCGCTAACGCAATTTCTTGCAATGGCGGAAAATATCTTGCCACACGACAAATTCGTATTATTCAAGGCCCTATTCCGCTATCCTGTCAAGACAAACGAAATTACCGAAATTTGCTTCGACAAGTTAAGCCGGATTTTTGACGGCCGAAATCCCGCGTTTAATTATCAATTCGTAAATTCCGCACAACGGGACGATTGGGAACGGTACAGGTTGGAAAAGTTGGACGAACCGAACGTATGGTCCACGAAAGGTTGGGAATTCTTCAAGACTGAAATAAATTCCGTGCTGATCGTGGACGTGGCAAGGGAACAAACAACCGATTTCCCCGAACCGTATTTCTATTGGTTGCCCATTGACGACGTTATTACGTACAAGGCCGACCACACGACGGGCGTAATGGATTATATCGTATTCCGCCGTCGGGACGAAATTATAGTGTTGGACGATGAAACTTACCGCGTTTGGGACGACAAAAAGCATACAGGACAAATTAACGGTATGCCGAAAATCGAAGCCCCGCACGATTTGGGTTATTGCCCGGCCCGTTTCTTTTGGAACGAACCGATTTCGTTAGAGGACCCCGACGTAAAGGCGTCGCCGCTATCCGCCGAATTGGAAAGTTTGGATTGGTTCGAATTCTTCCACATTTCAAAACGGCAATTGGATCTAATGGGCGCGTATCCCATTCTTTCGGGTTATGAACAAAGTTGCGATTTCACAAACGCCGAAAACGGCGATTATTGCGACGGCGGATTCTTGCGCGACAAGCAAGGCCATTACCGTTTGGATATGGCGGGATTACTGTTGCGTTGCCCGAAATGCGGAAACAAACGGATTATCGGCGCGGGATCGTTCGTTGAAATTCCCGTCCCGAACACGGAAGAAAACCAACCCGATTTGCGCAACCCTGTTCAAATCTTGAAAGTTGATCGGGAATCGTTGGATTATAACGTCGAAGAACAAAAACGCTTGCGGGAAGAAATCATTACCGCCGTTGTTGGTCAAGACGAAATCGTAACGAACCGCGACGCGTTCAACGAACAACAGGTACGCGCGAATTTCGAATCGGTTACAACGGTATTAAACCGCGTCAAAAAGGGTTTCGAAGCCGCCCAACAATGGGTTGACGAAACGATTTGCCGTTTGCGGTACGGAAAATATTTCTTATCGGCACAAATCAATTACGGAACGGAATTTTACCTGTATTCCCCCGATGAATTGCGGGAACGGTACAGGACCGCAAAGGAAGCGGGCGTTTCCGAATCGGAATTGGACGTTATGTCCAACCAAATTTTAGAAACGGAATACCGAAACGATCCAACGCAATTGCGCCGAATGCGATTGCTTGCGGAACTTGAACCGTATCGGCATTTGTCGCGGCAAGAGGTTTCCGAACTGTACGAAAAAAATCTTGTTTCCGACGTAGATTTGCGTATAAAGTTAAACTTTCCTAATTTTGTGCGAAGATTCGAACGCGAAAACACGAATATTTTGGACTTTGGAATCGAAATACCGTACCAACGCAAGATCGAAATTATTACTGACCAACTACGGCAATATGCGCAAGAGCAAACGCCGAATGTGGCCAATGTTTAACCAATAAAACCGAAAGGATAGTATGTTAACAAAAGACGGGCGGGATACCCCAATCGAAAGACTAACCCCGGACAACTACATTGTTCCCAAAGGCGAAGAACGTGCATACCACGCCGTTATTGAGGTCAAACAATTTGACCCGAAAACAGGCAAGCGCATTTCAACGCCACGGGTGCAAAAGTTCGGGAAAAAAGCGTTTGAATCCCATATCGCCGACAGTTTGCGCAAACAGGGATACGAAATCCTAATTTTGCACGATCCGAACGCGTGGATTAAGGATCAACAGGCCAAAGCCGCCGAAATCGCCAAAGCGGAAGCGGAAGCGAAGAAAAAGGCGGAACAGGAAAAGTTCGATGCGGCCGTCGCCGCCGCCGTTGCGAAAGCACTTGCGGAACGCGAAAAGGCCAACGAACAGGAACAGGGCGAACCCGCCAAAAAGGGCCGTAAAAAGGCCGACAAAGAAGAAACCGAATAACAACTATTAACCGTTACAGTTATGGCACAAATCGCACAACAGGACAATTTGTTCATTGACGTTTCCACTTTGGGGACGTTTACCGACGATCAAAAGAAAAAGTTGGTCGAATGCTACAAAGCCGGAACAATTCTTGACGTGGTGCAACGTTCCGCCGTGGGCGTTTCAAAGTGTATTTCCGCGTCGTATGCTGACGTAAGCACGACCCGGACTTATACTTTCGTTTTCGGCGGCGCGTCCTTGCAATCCGTTACCGCACAGGAAACCATTTCCGCGTAACCTGTGGGCGATACCGTGAAAGACTGAAACCAAATTCAAAGGGAAAGAATTATGGCACTAACAACCGAACTTTTGAAAGGCAATTCCGCAACGGCGGGCCTTTCGGACGAACAAATTAACGCCGTTGTCGAAATGTCCAAAAACGACGAAACCGCCGTTATTGGCCAAAAGACAGGCGAAATTTACGGCGGATTAGACGCGGATATTTTGGCCGCGTCGGGGATCGCAAAGAACGGGACCGAAAAAACCTACGATTACGCCAAACGGGTAATTGGCGAAATCAAGGCGCAAGCGGGAAACGCAACCGAACTGCAAAGCCAAATTTCCGAACTGACCAAAGAAAAGGCGCGTTTGGAATCGGTAATCGCAAAGGGTGGCGCGGACGCTGAAACAAAACGCGCTTTGGAACAGGCAAAGGCGGATTTGGGAAACGTTACGCGTGAATACGCGGAATTGAAAACCAAATACGACAACGCCCAATCCGAACACGAAAAGGCCCTGTTCGGAATGAAGATTGACGGCGAATTTGCGAAAGCAACCGCCGGATTGAAATTCAAGGCCGATTTGCCCGCGTCCGTCGTGTCCGTCCTTACTGAACAGGCCGTCGCCAAAGTAAAGGCGATGAACCCCGAATACATAGACGACGGGAACGGCGGAAAGGTCCTTGCATTTATGGACAACGGAACGCCCCGTCGCAACCCCGAAAACAATTTGCGCCCGTTTACGGCGGCCGAACTTGTCGCCAAAGAACTTACAACAATGGGTGTGTTGGAAACAGGACGCAAACAAACGGGGGCGGGATCGCAAGGCGGAAAAGAAATTCAAGGTTCGGGCGGAACTGTTGATCTTTCGGGCGCACGTACGCAAGACGAAGCGCACGAAATTATTGCAAAGCAATTAATGGCGCAAGGAAAGGTCAACGGAACAAAAGAATTTGACGACGCAATGGCGCAAGCGTGGAAAGAAAACCGCGATGCAATCAAGGCGTTGCCGATTCGCTAACAATCCCACCGGGTAACGGGTCAATCCGGCAAACATTAACCATTAAAAACATTTTTCATTATGTCCCTTATCGCAACCCGTTTGCAAAATTGGCGCGTGGAAAATCCGGAATTCGACCGGAATATGGCCCGCCCGTTGGAATACGGCGCGTTGGATTTCTTCATCGAACAAACAAACGCCGCGAATTCCATTATTAACCCGAACTTGCGCGACCGCGCGTTCGAATCTATCGGCAACACGGTTCAAATTCCCGTCATTAACTACGACGGCGACGTTACCGTGTCCAACGTCCGTTCCTGTGT